TTAGATGCATCAGTCCAAAACACGTAGTTCAGTTTGAAAGACAAAGCCAACTAAAAGCCTAAGTTGATATCATTCTGAATGGAGCGTGCAGGAGTCGAGAATATGCAATACGCAATTGTCTCAGTGGCGAATTTGCTGGTTGATGACGAATCGTCGTATATCATGGCATCGTTATTAATGGCGACATTCAAGCTCACGGTCTCATGGGTATCGTGTACTCTACCTAATCGTATAAGCTACTGAATGGTGAGACCGTTTGAAAGCTGTTTATATTGTACATGGCCTATAATGGTCTGACCACTAACTGTTGCTTCTGGCATCTTAGGGCAAAGCTCCATACTTGAAGACCACACGTAGCCGCCGTCGGCATAAGATATAAAATCTCCGCCATAGGTTGTTGCATATGATTCTGAGGCCGCTAAAAGCGTTGCTGTAGAATAAGAAGAGCCATCTGTTGCCTAGGTACTGATATATAGTCCAGATAGTCATGAAGCATTATGTGCTACAATAGTGGGGGCGTAGAAAATTACGGTGTATGCTGCAGCAGACATTTGTCTAATTTGATGCTAATGCATTATTCTAGTGGCTACGTTGACGGGATGTCCGTTCACTACGTAATGTGAATTAATTCATCCAGGGAAAAGCTTGGCCAAGTTGAATTCATCAACTTGAGCCAACCTTGAATCCCTAGTATATCCATATTGGCTTTCTGCAGCGTCAACATAACTCCTAAAACCTACTCCATTAGAATCGACCGCTTTGCCTGATAGGTCTTCGGGTTTAATCTGTTTGAAATACGCTGTTCGCTTTTTGTTCTTCTACAATCGTTTAATGACTTTTTCTTGTTTTTGTAGGCGTCATTCATCCTTCTTCAACTTTTTATCCATATTGGAAACTTGTTGTTGCATTTTTAGCCATGGATTCAGTGGCGTAATTGCTACACTGGACCCAATCCTTATTGTATTATCTCAGAATGCTGCAATTATCGTTGATACTCTTAGTCCATTTCGCGAGCATATCTAATCCTATAATGCATGCAAATGAGATGGATGCACATGTACATCCGCGTTTTGAAAGTGCATGCTAGCGTGAATCTCTTTCAACACTTTGTCATCGTACACTCCCGTTGCGCTCAATCTATGGTTGTAAAGGTCATCGAATATATCAAACGGGAGTTCACATTTCTAAGAATACGACAAAGCCGCGTTCATGAGTTGCGGGTTATTCCTAAATTGAATATGCTTAGGTATGAGATAATGTCTAGTGGTGAGGGCTTTTCTCACATCCCGCGTGAGATACCAGCCGAAATATGAATTGGTGTTGCCAACGTGGAAGGAATTCTTAGAGCAGAAGTCAATGTTCCACCATTCACGGACGGTCATATCCTTAACAATCTGGCCGATGCCTACTATTCCTGGTTCATTTGTCTATGAGGTCATTGACTTTATGTAAGACACTACTCTGTCGGCGTCGGCTCTTAGCACCCATATACATACATCGTCCCCAGCAGCTATTAACTTTGGTTCAATATTTAGTTTCATGCACAAATATGTATAATAAGTGATGCTGCGTAGGGTATTACCTAGAGTAGTTCGGGTAGGATGTCCGGAATAAGTGGTGCCTCTTATCTAAAAGTGTGGCATCGTCTTACCGAATAATCGTCGAGATTTGTTGCGATTATATATGGGCGGTTGTCCGCCTACTAAAGGTATGAAAGCGTCAACTTCTATATCCGTGGCTTGTTTTAGTATTAGCGGCAAAGCAGAGGAAATATCCACTCCATTGTTCGCTCCTATAAGGTCCAAGACGTCTTTGATGTAACCGGTCATGGATTGGAAGAACTAGTTGTCAATAGCGTCAATAAGTAGATGGTGTTGAGTGGAGTCAAAAGCACTTCCATCAAGCGATATCGATACATACTATTCGGGATTATCACCTATAATTCCTTTAATTCGTTCTTTGAGAGAGTCACACGTATCTCCGTGACAAAATGATGGCAGATTTTGTTTTATCTATTTGAACAGGTAGTCCTGTACGTATGTCAATAGGCCACACATGTTATCACAAGGATTAAAGATTAACCTTGGTCTAGTGGAATCTAATTTTGGGTCTGAAGTACAATATTGTACTTCCCCAGATTTTATCATGAGCTGAAATCCTGTCTCGTAGTTAGATGGTCAGATGTCATGTATTTGCCTGTGTATCATTTTGAGGTATTTGTTTTTCTTCTATGGAGTCCAAGCCTTAGAGTTTACCCATGGGAGAAAGTCGATATAAACAGGTTCAACTCTAGTAGTCATTATCTGCTAGATGATATT